TTAAACTCTACTCTAGGTAATTTAGATATTTGAAACTTAAACTTTGTAGGATCAGCATAGTCTAAACCTGACCCACTTGGTTGTTTACTCGATAATGTTGTATCAGTCATATTAGTATTTATAATAAAAAAAGGGGCGTCTTTTGAACGCCCCCCTTGTTCCAGTGTGGAAGTGAAATTACATTAAGTTTGTAACTTTTACCATTCTGTAGTAAATATTAGCTTGATCTGTACCAGTATCAGAAGCTTGTGCTGAAGATTCAGCAAATGGGTTTCTGATTAGGCCATATCTTGTTTTGAAGCCAATTTTTGGTTGGAATGAGTTCTCACCAACCGCTCTCACCATTTGTAGTGGAACGTATGGGCAGTAGAACATACCAGCATCGTAAGGTGAAGTACCTTTGTAACCCACTGTGAAGTATTGAGCCGCAGTATTGTTTGACGCATATGGGTCAATGTATACTTTGTATCTTCCGTTTAGAGTACCAGCAAAAGTGTTACCAGTATCGTCAACGTTTAGTGAGTTGTTAAGAGCAGGTGTATAATCTAATATACCAGCCATTTGTAATGCAGAAGCAACGTCTGAAGAACAGATAATGATGTTACCTTTTCCTCTTCTTGTTTCTTGAGCAATTACGTTAGCATCTCTCTCAACTTGGAACATTAAACCTTTGAACTTCTCAACAGACCATCTACCATTTGAATCAGTATCTAGGTCAAAAGTACCTGAAGTTGTAGTGTTAATGTTTGCACCTTTTTTTGCTTTTTCATAAATTGTTCTAACTACTTCTCTATTGATTTCCGCAAGGATCTCAGCAGATAGGATGTTAGCCAATTCTGTTTCTGCGTCTAAACCATGGATTGCTTTTAAGTCTTGAGCAAGTTCCATTGTGTATTCTGCTTTTAACTGTCTAGTTTTAGCAGTTACAGTTGACTTCTCGATTGAGAAAGCCATTTCTGCGAATGATGAAGAAGCTTCAGCAGTTGCTGTTGCAATACCAGTACCAGCAGTTACGCTTGTAGTAGTGTCGTTCATCAAACCTGGGTTTAGTGAAGCAGAGTGAGTACCTGTTCCAGAGAAGTCTGAATCAGCTTCGTTAAATAATGCTTCTGTGCCGCTGTTTGAAGTAAATCTTGACTTCATTGCAAAGATTAGACCAGTTGGTCCAGTCATTGGTTGTACGCCACAGATATCGTATGCGATAAGGTTAGGCATTGCTCTTCTTACGAGAGAAATTAGGATAGGATCCCAATTCGCTACGGCAGCATCACCTGTTACGTTTGCGATTTCTCCCAAGAAAGCTCTGTCTTCTTTCGCAGCTTTTTCTTGGTTTTCCAGGATAACAGCAGTTACCGCTTTCTTGTAAGGGTTATCTATTTTTGGTAGATCGCCATGCTCAAGAACCGGAGCCCACTTTTCCTGTAAGTTTTGTGAATTAAACATTATGTTTATCTCTCCTTATTTCTTATTGATTATTGTAGATATCTCTACTTTTTCCCCTACTGATTGCAGCCGTATAGCGAGCCATGCTAGATGACATATCTGCTACTGTGTTACTATCATTGGAATCTTGGTTAACTGTATCAACATTTTCAGTTGATTCAGGTGCTGCTGCTTGACCAAAATAACTTTCTTTAATTGTAGAAAGTTTTTTAGAGTATGCATCAGCATTTTCGAATGCTACATCTTCTACTAAAGATTTCATTTTTTCTTTTTCTGTATCAGCCATTCCTTCTACAGCACTTTCAAAAATTTCGTCTTTTGTGTAACCTTCGATTAACTTTTTATCTTCGATAGACTTTTCAGTCATTTCATTGACTTTAGCTTTCATTTCTTCAAGCTCTTTTTCTTTTGCTTCCAAGATGTCATATTTTTCATCTGGAACATCAATGTAATGATCTTCGAATAGTTGTTTTAAACCACCAATAAAGTCTTCAGCGATTTCGCCCTTAATACCTTTTTCGATAGCAAGTTCGTTATCAGCCATCCATTGTTCTACAACGTAGTTTAGATAGTTGTCGACTTTAGTTGTTAGCTCTTCTTTAACAGTTTCTTTTGCTTCTGATAATTCGCTAGAGTATTCACCTTCTAATCTTTCGATTTCAGATTTTACTTTTGATTTAACAGCAGCTTCAAAAATTGTTGCAGCTTTTGTTTTAAACTCTTCCGAAAGGGAATCATCGCCAGATACTAAAGCGTTAACATCATCTGATACATCAATAGATTTTACTCTTTGATCTACAGCTTCTTTAACTTTCTTTTTATCTTCTTCGTCATCCTTGTCATGCATACCTTCGTTTTTATCTTTATCACCATGCATTGCAGCCATGATTTTTCCGTAAGCAGAAGCAATATCTGCTTTCTTCATTTTGTTCATGTTGTCATACATTGCTTGGATCATACCAGATTTAGTTTTAGGCATATGCTCTTTTTCTGACATTTCGTCTTCGTCTTTATCGTCTTCTTTTTCTTTTTCTTTTTCACCGTCATGAGCGTCCTCTGCTTTCATGTGCTTATCTGCAGCAAGTTTTTGCATAGGTTCTGCCGGTGCGGCACCTTTGGTAGGAGCAGAGGAATCTTTTTTAACTTTGTCCTTTGACTTGTCTTGACCAACTTTATCAGTTGGAGAAGTTACTGCTGGACCAAGATCCTCATAGTCGCCTGCTTTTTGCATAGGTTCTGCTTTACCTGCACCTTTTTTAGGTGCGTCATGCATTGCCTCAGCCACTGCGCCCTCAGGAGCTTCAGAAACGATATTTTCGTTTTTGTTTTCTTCAGCCATTTTTATTTTACTCTCCTAATTTGATATCAAATTTTTGCGTATAACTATTTATTATTTCGTTAGTTTCTGCAAGAACCTATCAAAAGCTACTGCTTCTGCTACGGCCTTACGCTCTCTAGTTTCACGCTCAATTTGCGCTTTTATTTCAGAAACATCTTGTTCTTTGATGATTCCGTTGTCCCATACCCATTCTTTACCTTCCATTACGCCATTGACGAATGCTTGTGGTGCAGACGGGTCTGCGACTATATCGGCTGCAGTCGCTAAGTAAAAGTCTGATTTTACATAGTTGGTACCGCCTTTATTCTCTAGAGAACCCATGCCTCTAGAAGAAACTCCTAGTTGTGCGCCTTCATCTATAAGAGATTTAACGATTTTACCATATGGTGTGTCAGTTATCTTTGCTTCACCAATATAGTTACCTTTACCATCACCCTTTAATTCAGTAATGATATGCGATACTCTCTCTAGATTAACAGTTGGTCCATCAGGATGTCCTAACTCACCAAATGCTCTTTTACGCTCTATAAATTCTTTATTATAACGATTTACTTCTTTTTCTAATACTTCCATAGGGTAAACACGACCATTACGGTTTTTAATGTTTGCCTGCATGAAAATACCTTTTATCTTATGAGACTTTTTACCATTATCTTCTTCGACAATGTATTGTGCCTCATTTATTTCTTCTCTAATAAGTTTCATGTGCGTATTTTCCCCTTTTGTTCTATTTATCTTATCTAACCTCTAAAATGACAGTATAACTATCATTTGCAACAAAATTGTGTGTTGAGAACAATATATCACCAGTCGGTGATGACGCATTGTTTGCTATCTGTATCGCAGGTGTCTGTAAGTCTATTGTACCTTGACCCGATAAAAAAAGCGCTGATGCGTTAGTTGTTCCGTCAAATAAGATTTCAACGGACCCTTTCGGATCCGTTGTGTTGATACTATAAATTACTCTTGCAATTTTAGTAGATGATGACGCATGATTTAATGCGCTTGCGTCCACCTTTGTTACAAGACTTTCTCCTGTTCCGTCACTAAAATTAGTGAACTTCATAACAGTTTTAGAACCAGATACGTCTGTTATAGTTTGTGATGTAACTGTATCAGCCATTATCTTGTTTGTCCTGAGTTATCATAACCCTTAGTCTTTTTAACTTCGATTATGAATGTACCTGTTACAGCACTGCTGTTTGTAATTACTATATCACCTGTAACACCAGAACTCTCTGGGTTTGTGATATTAGGTTGTTTGCCGTGATACCCATACTCGCCACTACCATGTAGTGATATAGCATGGTCATCTGTACTAGCATCAAATTCTATTGCAACATCACTTGTTAATGATGTTGTGTTCCATTTAATTGCTGATATGTCTAGTGTTGGGTTAGATTCGTGTCCTCTTAAGGCACTTGCGTCAACACATACAACATTTGAATTGGTATCGTTATTGATTTCGAACATTCTTACTGTTCTAGTCGCACTATCTACCAAATTTCTTGCGTTTACTATAGCCATTTTTACTCTCCTTTATATGGTTAGGCCTGTTTCTTTTTCGAAATAAGCTTCTATGTCTTTTGGTTGTATTCTATGTTTCTTTGCTACTTGTTGTAGTATTCTAGGAAACATAGTCAATACTTTTTGTGG